TTACCCTCTTTCTCGATCTGCTCTTTTAGGTTCGCCTGAGCCTCTACGTCTCCAGTGCTGATCGCCTCATCTAACGCAGAGAGCATGTCCAAAACTCTTGCTGCCGAATTGTCATCCGAAATGCCAAAATTATTCTTTAACATTTGCTGTTGTATATAATATTGCTTGTTCAAGGAAGAATCTTCCCTTGCCATCTTATTTGTAATGACCTCTCCTCCGGAGAGTGAGGAAAGAGTGTCTCTCATCCCTCTTACGAGTTGGTTCGCAATATCCGCCTGGCCGCCTGTCTTATCGGCGTCCATGTATGCACCCTGCAAGGCAATGGATGATCCTAACACTCCTCCGCCTCCGCCGCCGCCTATATCTAAGCCCCCCTTTTGAAAGGTCAGGTAAGCCATTCCATAATTATTAGTTAAGCCGGCCAAAGCATTCGTTAAGCCGTTAGAGAGGCCTATAGACTCTTCTATGCCAAGGCCCATATCCTTCATTGTTTTTGCGAAACCTTCCATGATAGGCTTCCCAAAATCAGCTGCCATGCCAATTTTAGCAAAATTATGGACCGCAGAATTTAAGCTCTCAGCAACCTTATCTATTGATAACCCAGTCTCCTCTGCTACGCCGATAAACATACCTAACATGTTTGTCGCCTCCTGAGCAGACTTTCCTTGCTTATTCATAAGAGTATTCATAACACCTGCTGTCTGACTATAACTCATATTTGTCGATGCTGCAAAGGCTGTTGCTGCACCAAAAAGCTCTATGACTCCAACTCCAGTTTGAACAGTTTGGCTCAATTGCTCTTGAGTTAAAGAAGTCCTCTCTGTTTCTCTTACGAATTTCACCATTTCGTTGCTTGTGAGGTGAAGGTTTTTTGCCAAGTCATTCTTTGAAGCCAGTCTCATAGAGTCAGCAAAGTTTTTAGCTTCCCCTATTGTCCCTCCAAAGCGTTTGTGCAGACTAAATATCTCAGCCTCAAACTGCCTAAGACCTTTTGTTTGATCGTCTAAGGAAGTTATCATCGCCTTGGGAGCCTCTGCGACCCCACTCACCAACGTTCCGAAGGCCTTCCCGATGCCCGCAATCGCCGTGCCAGCAGCACCTGCAACCGGACCAAGGAATTTCATCTTCCCGGTAAAGGTTCCGAGGGCGTTGGTCAAGCTCTCTGATATTTTGGCAGTCGCACTAATCGTCTTCTGCATATCATTATATGCAGTAGATATATCTCCGATCGCTTCGGAGCTTTTTGTGCCTGTCGCAACGAAGCGGCCCATGGCCTGGGTCAGGTTCTCTACCTCAACTTTGGTCTTCTTAGCTCCGTCTCCGAGTTTGTCCACCTTCCGGGCGATGGCCTCGAGGTCGCCACGACTCAAGTTGGAAATTTTATCTTTGCCGTCTCCCACGCTAATTTACCTCTTCTTTGTAATATTAAACAGACCTGTCATATCCTCTGGGGACTTAACAGTTCTTTCTCGTTGTCTATCATTACCTTGTAAATTAGTATGTTTATATTTATCTTTGATAGATTGAACTAACTCATCATTCTTAAGGAAATCTTTTCGTTCAAGTTGTTCGCTAAATTCTTCATCTGAAGCAAATCTTTCATCATTTTCCGTATCTCTTTGAGCTCTAATCTTTTGTACAGCCTCTGCATTCCAAAAGGACGCCAAATATTCAGACATACCTAGATTATATTCATACTTATCTTCTTTTTCTTGACCTAAACTCTGGGCGTACCACAGCATCTGAGGTTCTGACATATCATTGAATCTCTCGTCATCAACAGCACATCCCCAGGATTTGCAAAGTACCCAACGCAGCCTACTACTTGGCTCACGGGTTATTCTTTTAAATCTTCAATACCTATATCTTTTCCAGATCTAGTTACAAGGTCATCATATTCTCTATATAGCTTTTCAAGTAGAACTGATTGAAGGTTCATAACTACATTCGAACGTCTATCTTGCACACTTGTTATAGAATCATCCGTACACAAGGTCTCTAAGTCGACTCCATTTACAGTTAATACTGAATATGACATCGTCAAAGGCTTTATGTCAAGCATTCTTTCTGTAGCATTTCCATCAGACATAATAGAACTCATGATATCTCTCTGCTGAGAAGTAGTTAGAGTTGCTATTTTAAAAGAAAATCCTCCAATTTTTACAGTTTTTTCAAGTCGTCCTAAATATATTAGACTTTTTAAATCACTTAGAGCGAGCACATCATTAGCCTTATCTTCTACTTCGTGCTCGCTCGTAACTTCCTCTTTTTCTAATTCTACATCAGAGGGGCTTATTGTAGCGGTTCTTCTAGGCATTGAACACTCCTAATCCTTTATAAAGGTATATTAAGATATTACTTACTTTCAAAAAAAAACACTGCACTTTATATGCAGTGTTTTCAAAATACTTTAGAATGGTTTGTAACGACAGTTTTTAATATGCTGCTGAAATTAGACCCGGAAAATCAAGAACGCCTCGTCTGTCGCCCTTGTCTGCGGCCTGCTCAACTGCATCGATATCGGTTACTGGAATTTCACGAGAACCACCAACACCTTGACTCGCAGCAACAGGTTCGCCATTTCTTTCGCACGAAACAAATTCGCAATCAACGTTAGCTGACTCAGTTATCGTATAATCAGCAACAGTATAAGACTTGCTTAAGTTATTAAACCAACAGTTGTGATAGGTCGTCACGACCTTAGCATCGTCGCCAGCGCCTGCAAACTTATCGATAACTACGATATCGAAGGGAATTCTTTGTGCATGGATGTTCTTATACCCTCTTGAAAAAGATTCGGGCAAAGAAAGTCCATCAAAAACGATTCTTGATACAGTGAGACTGACTGTTGCTGGAGATTGAGGAACAATCTCTATCCAGCCATCTGTGCCGACCTCTGCGATCTTCTTGTTCGCTCTTGATTGTGTTTCTTGAAACGATTGAACCGCACCAACGGGCTCGCCATTTACATAGATAATAATCTGTGTAGATAGACCTGTTCTTGTAGTTCCACCGGTAGTTAAATTTTTATTATCAAATATAGTTGATGTACTTGGGTAATCTGCCATGATATTCTCCTATTTAAATGACCCCAACTTCAATATCTATAAACACGTAGTTTATTGGATACGCTGGAGAGAATTGTAAGTATACGTTAATCTGCCTTGGGTCAACTTTATCTTGCTCTACCCGTACGTTTTTGTAAGCTGTAACTAAACCTTGAGAAACCATTGCTGACATAATAGATCCAACTCTAGCTGAAATTAAGCTATTAGTGTCACTACTTTGAACTCCACCAATATATCCTTTGAGGGATCCTCTTAAAATCTTCTTAACTGCATCTCGAATGAAGATGATGGAAATTTCCTCATCTTCTACGTAACCCGATTGACTAGTAGTTCTTCCTGCCAAAACTATGCCTCCGCCCGTTACAGGTTGAAGGACCGTAGCTCCAACTGCTCCGAGAGAATTTAGAACTACTTGTCGAAAAACCTTATCCCTAGTTAAGGCAAAGCCAGATAAGGCTTTGTTCGTAAGGGGTATTGCGACATTCTGCTTTGCGGACAAATATCCTGCTGCTGCTGCGCCCATATAAAAGCCGTGCAAAGCAATATTTGTTCCAGCTACATTTCTTACAATTGAATCTGGATAGAAATATACGCACCTATTGCTAGTATAATTGTCACTAAGCTTAAAGTTTACAAGATCCTCAACATTTCCGTCAAGAATCTCTTCTGGGTCATCGCCTTGGATGCCCTCCAATATGCCTATATCTTCTATGGCAATTTCTTTTCTTCCGGTCAGAGCATCTGGTGTTACACCAATTTGTGCGCCGATAAAGGCAACCCTCTCTTTTCTATTTGCAATAGAGCTCATATTTTCACAGTGATTGACTGTGGCTCTAAAGATAGATGATATAGCCTGGCTTGGAAGCGGAACTATAATCTGGGCCTCTGCGGCCTCTAAGGCCTCTAAAGCATTGAACCAATTAGTGTCAAAATAATCTGAATCATTTTCATCTACATAAGAAATCCTTAGCCCATCTCCCTCTTTGAATACACCGGCGGAAACAAGGTCCGTGTGAAGAAGCAGTAACGCATCATCGGATTCCGCTGAAGTATCTTTTATAAAAAATTGAACATTTGTATAACTAGACTGCAGATCAAGAACTTCTCCGCCAGTCGGATGACTTACGTAGACCTTTGAATCATCTCCTATGCTTTCTATAATAAGTTCAGACGTAGCCAGTCCAGCTCCAAGACCGGCCGGATCATCAAGCTGATCTCCGATGTCTTCCGCACTAGTGTAAGTGGTGTCTGGTACTATGGCGCTATCCATATTAGTGATGACTATTGTCATGCCAATATGACTTGCGTCAAAATCAACCTCTGGAGTTGTAAAGTATTCTCCTCCAGCGTCTTCATTAATCTCTCCGGCATCTCCATTTTCCAGAAAATCATCCGATGCATTAACTATGGTATAAGAAAATGAATTATCAGAACTTCCTATCCAATTACCCTGCTGAATATCAGTTTCTAATTGTGACTGATAAAAATCAACCTTATTTGGAAATACCTGAGTTTCACTGCCATCTTTACTACTGACTATAAATATATTAACTCTTGAATCTGAGTCTGGCTTTCCATTCCTAAGGCCCGTTGTTGGCCTTGGGATCAAAAACCTTAAGTCGTCAACCTCACAATGTACCGAATCTGGATCGCCTGCGCCGCCGTCATAACATCCTGCGAAACCACCCTCTCCAATAGAGTTTGTCCTCTCAAGAAGTGTTACGGATGTTCTTCTTGGCACTGGCGGCTTACATTGTAATGCTA